TGCAGCCGAGGCAGGAACGTTCGAACCGTTAGCAGGAACGAGTGCAGCACCGTTGTCCACGATGGAGGTCGTGGTCCACGAGTTACCGGATGCGTCGGTGAATGCAGCGGGCACGATACCCAGAAGGGTCTCACTGTTCGTTGCACCAGCAGCAGCGGTGCGGTACACCTTGTAGTGGATTGGCGTCAATGCTTCTGACGTGAACGTAGGTACTGTGAACGCAAGGTTAACAGCGGACGTGGCAGGCGTTACGCTTGCTTCCGCAGATGCCTGGACCTCACCGAAGTTCGTCACGATGGCCGAGACCTTGTACTTGTACGCAGCAGCCAAGGTACCAGTACCAGTTGCCGTCGCCGTGACCGTTGGGAACACGTAGGTGCGAGGCGAGAGGAACGATGTCTTGATGATCGGCACACCCTTGTAGGTGGGAGCAATCAAGCCAGGGGTTACTTCAACGGTGTTGAAGAAGCGCTGGTTGATGTACGCCAACTGGCTGAGTCGAGCCTCGGCTCCAGGGGAGCAAAGCAAGAAGTAATCAGCGTTGGTGATTGGCTCCGCTACGTTCGACTCAACAAGAGTCATGAGCAAGTCGAGCATACCGTACGTGAGGTTTCCACTGTTGATGGTAGAAGCGTCGATAGCGTTCTGGTCAACACCCTGCACCCAAGGGGCGAAGGTAGGGATACCCCATGTCGTTGCGCCACCGTAGTTGTCGATGGTTCCAGCGCCAAGACCGGGGTTTGGGCCACCAGTCGCAGCAGTGGAGAACGCTGAACAGATAACGTCCAGTCCGTCGAACTCAGGGTAAGGACCGTACGCGGTTGGCGTACCAGCACCCCAGAGCAACGAGGTTTCAATGGTGAAACCAAGTGACTTAGAGGCACCCATCATTTCCTTGGCACGAAGCGAACCAACTGTCTGAGCAGTGACAGCCTCAGCGTAACCAGTAACGGCTCCGAGGATCTGGTAGTGCTTCATCTGGAAGTTGTTCTGCACGTAGGTGCTCCACGACACAGCGCGAGCTCCACCGTCAACCACAGCGCCACCCTGAGAGAGTGAGGTGCGGGTGTTGAAGTAGTACACAGACGATGACCACTTCTCAGTAGGAAGAATTCCTACGAGCGGTGAGTAACGGCGTACGTACTCCAGCAACATCGGTGAGATGTTCTTCTGGACAAGTGCCGCAGAACCCGCAGCGTCCAGGGCTTCCTGTACATAATCAGACATTTATTGTCTCCTTGGGGTTAGCGGCTGTTCGCAGCAAAGCGCGGTGCGAAAGCCATTAGGTTACGGTCATCGGATGCAACAGCACCGATTTTCTTCTGAAGTTCAGCAGTACTGAGCTTGCCAAGGAACGTGGCCTGAGCCTCGTCAGATTCCTGGATTGCCTCGTAGTAGGGTGCAGCGGCTTCAGCAGCGAAACCAGTGCGGTCAATCTTGCCGGAACGGCGAGCCTCATCAAGTGCCTTGGCGGTAGCCTCAGCGCTTGCTGTCTCGGACGCAGCAGTTACAAGAGCCTGCACTTCCTCGGCAGAGTAAACGACTGGCTTTGCGGCCTCGATAGCAGCTAGTTCAGCAGCTTCCTTGGCAGCAGATTCAGCGGCAACAGCTTGCTGAGAGAGCATCTCGGCGGCAAGAGCCTTGTAGTCAATGGCTGGGGCGGCGGGTGCAGACTCGGTAGCGGATGCTGTGTCAGCCGTTTCAGCCGTGGTGTTGGTTTCAGACATTTCAGCCTTCTCCTTATTGGTTGTTTCCTCGGCGTCGTCGGCTGACTCCACCTGAGATATTGGACCTTCGCAGTACGGGCACAGAGTAATGAGCGAACTTACGTTCTTTCCACATGCCGGACAGTTGGTCTTCTGTCCTGCTTCGGTTAGTTGATCGTTTGTTTCTGTTGATTCGTCGGAATCAGGAGCGGCATCGGGAACATCAGTCGTAGGTAGAATGTCTACGTCGCCGTCCTGGTCGGGGTCAATGAAGTACATCCCCATGATTGCTGCAAGAGCAATGCGGTGAGCAACCTTCAGAAGGTCCGCTCCGTCGTTGGCGTAACCAGTTGTCTGGACGCTTCCGTCACCGTTGGAGATGTTCATGGAGGCGTACATTTCACTGATGCCAGCGATTTCGAGGGTCTCTAGGATTCCCGAAACAAGATCCTCATACCACTCAGCGATTTCGATACCGTACTTCTTCGCCGCGCTCTTGATCTTTCCCTTGATGCGGGAAAGTTGAGCTGACGTGTACTTAGAGGCATTAGCCGCTACGTTGATGTAACTCCAAGCAGCCTTGACGTGCTGTTCGGAGTCGAGGGGATAGCGCTTCTTCTTGTCAGCCTGATAGCCGGGGTCGGCGTAGGTGACATTTCCGTAGGGCTTCTTGGGATCGTCGGCTTCCAGGATTTCAGACATGGCGTCCAGAACTCGTTCGACCAATTCCTCGGAAAGATGAGTGGTAGAAGATTCGTCGTCCTTTACATCTTCAGTGAATGGCTCGATTACCACTTCAACTGCTTCGGTGATGTCCATGAAGGTAGTGGGATCCACGTTGCCTTCCGACTCCAAGAAGTCAATGCCCTCAATCGTTGCTCCGGTAACGCCAGGAGAAGCTGTTCCATCTGCACCACCAAGGCGAAGAGTGGAAGCGGTTAATACCTTCTGGCCGTTGAAGTCTTCGATGGTTGGCGTTGCGCCCCATCCACCACGAATAGAAATGGTGCGCTGGAATCCACCGTTAGTGAGTGCGGCGTAATCGCGACCAGTCGTCGTGTTGGGAACGTCAGCCTCAAACTTAAGAGATCCATCGTCTTCCTGCCACACGTTGGTGAATAGTCCCACGAGGCTCATCACGTCGTCTTTTTTAGCGGCGTCATGCGTGGTGTACATGTTGAGCGTCTTCCCCGCTGCAAGATCAGCCGTAGCTGATTCAGCGGCGCTGCGAATGTTCTCAGCGGTGTAAAGGCGGTTGTTCTTACTCACACCAGGGCGGAGTAGGGTTCCGCGAATAGTGGCAACCTTCGTAACTTGCGTATCGGCTTTTGCCATCAATTCTCCTAAGAGTTATTTCGGAACCCAAACGTGGCCCCGGTGACTCCAGTTCTTTAGGTGAGCCAGTCGTTTCTTTCGTGGCTTCACAATCTTTGTAAACCCCGATGACTTGTGAGCTTTGCTCCACGAAGTTCGGGTATCGAAATGAGTAGAACCAATTTCCGGTATGAACTTCTTAAACCTTCCGGTCACTGTGGCGGCTTTAGGAGCCTTCTTTGCGTCGTAAACAATGAACCTGTCACCTCTCGGAAGCGGGCGGCTACCAGAGAGATATACACCATCTTGAAAACGAATGCTGTATTTACGTCCCCTCGAAGTTGATGTTCCGTAATGACCCGTCTTAGGAAGCTTTATCGCACCGTGATGAACACGCTCTGCTTTAGTCACTTTAGATATATTGGTGACAGAACCAAGTCGAGCCGTGTTGGCAAGTTCAAGGTTGGCTTCTTGAGCCGTTATCTGCGTTGCAGTCTCTTGACCTTTTGAATACTGAGCATGGAGCGCAGCGGCACCAGACACGGCACGGTCATACGGTGATGAACCGTTTCCCGAGATCCTGAAACCAGGAGCACGGCTAACCATTGTTTAGCTAACCGACCTGCTTCTGCTGTAAGGCTGCGAACTGAGAAGCTCCGGGGATACCGTTATCAGGTACACCTAGGGCACCACCCATCAATCCACCACTATCAAAAGTCCCAGAATCAAGAAGTACATGGCCTCCGAGGTTGCTAGTGAAGAGAGGCTTTTCGTGTCCAAGGAAAACACCAACTTCTTCGGGCTCACCGAGAGTGCGTGGTCCCTTTACTTCGTCAGCCACTTCGTCGTTGGTCTCTTCAGTCGTCTGATCAGTTGTCTCGACAGTCTCTTCAACCGTCTCATCGTTAGTCTCTTCAGTCTTCTTGGCAGTAGTCATTACTGGTTTCCTTATGCGTTAGGTACTGGTGGGAGGATCGTCAAGTTGTAGTAGTTTTCATCTACAGACTCTTCAATCCCTGCATCGAAATCTTCTGACTCAGTAGCCTTAGGTGGCTTCGGCGCTCCCGCTGGAGTAGCGGCCTGTCGAGTTTGTCGGGCTTTCTGTGTTGGGTTCATGCGGTCTGGCTTACCAGGATTAGTGGTTCCAGGGCTTGGTGCGTTCTTGGTCTTGCTCGTGCTAGTTGGCTTAGCCTGCACTCCAACACCCTTTTGCGTAGCATCTGCACCCGCCGCAGCAAGCTGTACTACCGCAAGGTTGGCTTTGGAGAGAGCGTCGAGGTCACGGACAACAACCATGTTCTGGCGGTCAACGATGATTGAAACATCGCCACCGGGAGTCGGAGGCTCACCAATATCAGCGCGTGCTCGGTTGACACTCCACGTACCGTTACGGATACGCATGTCGCGAATCTGTTCGAGCACGTAGTCGTCTCGCCAGTCAACTGTACCGAAGTAGAGTGCCCAGTCTTCAATGCCGTACGCTTGGTAGAGTAACTTGAATGTAAACTTTTCGAGAACGAGCTCTTGAACGGGTCCAATGACGTTGATGCGGAAGTTCCTATCATCGGAAAGTCCTACACCGCCGCCTAGTCCACCGGACTTAGCAACACCAACCTTGGAACCCGGAACACCGAGCGAGGAGAGAATCTCATCCCTGGAGTCTGCTTGGTTACCGCGCCACACACTAATGTTATTAGTACCGAGCTCTTTAACGGCTGCCCCGCCCTTGGTCTCAAAAAGAGTACCAATGTTAGAGAGGCCAATGTTCTTAGTGCGGTACTGATCTTGGAATCGCTGACGTTCTACGTCAGGAAGTGCCATAGGCCAGTCAACGTGAGCCTTGAGAGGGTCACCCTTCATGAAGGTCATGCGGAGAAGTGATGCGCCAAAGATCCACGTAG